TGCTTTCCAACAAGTTTAGATCAAATTGATGTCAATTGGGATCCTAATGATGCAGTTATGGAATATGGAGTAACGTGGGCATACGATTATTGGGAACATGTAAACATAACCGGAACATAAAGGTAGGATAAAATGAGTGATTTTAGAATAAGTAACTTCACAAGTAAGTTAGTAGGTGGAGGTGCTAGAACCAATTTAATGGAAATGGAATTACCAAACGTTCCAGGAGGAGGTTCCGTAACCGAATGGAAATTTATGTGTAAAGCATCTCAGATTCCTCCATCAACAATAACACCAATTGAGGTTCCATATTTCGGAAGAAATGTTAAAGTGGCTGGTGAGAGTAGAGAGTTCCCAGCTCTCTCAACTACTGTAGTTAATGATGAAGGTCATAAATTGAAAGCAGCTTTAGAAATATGGATGGCTACGTTTAATGGTCATACGAGCAACAAAGCTGAAGCAAATAGATTTTCTAGCAGAAACAACTATACAGTTCAATTGATTCTTAAAATGTTTAGAAAAGATGGAGCAGAAGATCAAGTTTGGAAATTTGAAGGATGCTGGCCATCTAATATTTCAGCTATTGATCTTAATTGGGATTCTGGGAACCAAATTCAAGAATTCACAGTAGATTGGCAGTATGACTATTACACGCACGCTCAGGCGGGTACCACTAATTAATTTTTATTTGAGTTATATATTATGAAGTTATTTGGATTTAACATAGAGAGAGACCGTAAACCCGATATTCCGGCTCTCAGTTTCCCTGAAAATGCAGAAGGCGCAATAGAGGCTACATCAGCCGGAGGCGCCTTCGCCTCTTATATTGATCTCGAAGCAGTTGCTAAAACTGATGCAGATCTAATTATGAAGTATAGGGAAATGGCTGAACACCCTGAATGTGATATGGCTATTGAAAATGTAATTCAAGAAGCTATTATTACTAATCAGGCTAGAAGCCCTATTGATTTAGACCTCACGCATACCTCTCTTTCAAGTAGATTACAAGATAGACTTCACGAAGAATTTGATATTGTTTTAAAGTTACTTGACTTTCAGAACAATGCTTACGACTTCTTTAGAAGATGGTATATTGAGGGAAGAATCTTCTTTCATGTTATGATAGATCCAAAAAATATAACAAAAGGTATCAATGAATTAAGACTTATTGATTCCTTTAAGATTAAAAAAGTACGTCAAATAATCCCTGATGCTAATAAACAAAGACCTACCACATTTAAATTACCAAAATATGAAGAATACTATCTCTTTAATGAGAAGGGATTAATGACACCCAGTCAAATGGGATTAAAGGTAGCACCAGATTCTATTATAATGGCTCATAGTGGTATAATGACAAAAGATAAGAAATTTGTTGTATCACATTTACATAAAGCAATCAAGCCATTAAATCAATTAAGAATGTTAGAAGATGCTGTTGTAATTTATAGAATAGCAAGAGCACCAGAACGAAGAATTTTTTACATTGATGTAGGTAACTTACCTAAAGCTAAAGCAGAGCAATATCTAAAAGATATTATGACAAGATATAAGAATAAACTTGTCTATGATGCTGGCACAGGTGAAGTAAAAGATGACAGAAGACATCAATCAATGTTAGAGGACTATTGGCTTCCAAGAAGAGAGGGTGGAAGAGGTACAGAGATATCTACTTTACCTGGAGGTCAGAACTTAGGTGAGATGGAAGATGTAGATTATTTTAGAAGAAAACTATATCAATCACTTAATGTTCCAATGTCAAGATTAGAAGCAGATACACCTTTTGTATTAGGAAGAGCTTCTGAAATTAGTAGAGATGAATTAAAGTTTTCAAGATTCATTGATAGAATTAGATTAAGATTTTCTGACTTATTCTATCAAATAATGGAAAAGCAATTAATTCTTAAAAATGTTATCCATACCTCAGAGTGGCCTAAGCTTAGAGATACAATGAGGTTTAACTATGCAATGGATAATCATTTTGCTGAACTAAAAGAGCAAGAATTAATTCAAGATAGATTAAACATGATGAGAGATGCTGAAGATCTAGTAGGTAGATACTATTCTAAACAATATGTTAAAGATCATATTCTTAGACTTACACCTGATGAACAAGATAGAATAGAAAAAGAAATTAAGAAAGAAAAAGAGGAAGAGGAAAACTATGGTGAACCTCTCGGACCATCTAATATGGCTCCTCAAGCTCCAGCACCTCAGAATGTAGTTACTACTCCTGGGCAACCACAAGAACCTGAGCCAGCTCCTACTGGAGATATAGGACAAAGAGTATCACAAGGTATGGCTCAATCACAACAAGATCAAGTAAAACCTGAGTACATTTCAGGCAGTAAAGTTTACAACCTAAATAAAAGAAAATATGCTGGAGAATAATGGAAGAGAGGTTATTGCCTCTATAATTGATGATATGCTTTCTGGTAGAGACTACCATGCTATGGAAAATGTTAAAGATATTTTAACTAAAAACTCAGCACAAAGAATAGCTGAAATAAAAAAAGATCACGCAGAGGAAATGTTTAAGGCTAAAGATGAGATATAACAATCTTAGTACTACTATAAATGAAATTTCAAGAACTAAAGATGATCTAGATCCTAATTTTTTATTTCAATCAACGCATATGGAGCTTTTATTAAAAGTAGCTAATGGTAAGATAGATGCAAAAAGAGCTGCACAGGATGAAGTTGCTAATAGAGGCTACGACTTAAAAGGTAAATGGGTTGGAATGGGCGATAACAGAAGGCGTTAATTAGTATAAATAAACATATACTTATAGGAAAAAGAAAATGAAACTACTTGCAGCTAATACCACTAGTACAGCTACTAATTTAAGCTTAGGTAATGCAACTGCCGTTGCTGTTACTACTACGGCTGTTACTCTTATTTCAGTAATTGATAGCGATGGCTCCGCTGGAGGAACTAATGGAACTGTTGTAGGTTCAATTTCACTACCGGCAGGAGTAACACAAGTTATTCATAAAGACGCTGATCAATTTATTAAAGCTAGCGTAACTAATGCACAATATACACCTATCGCTCGTTCAGGTTATTAAGGATAAAAATGAAACTAATCTGCGAAGTAAACGAAGAAATTGAAACTCTAGTAGAAGCTAAAGGAGAAGGGTCTAACAAAGACTACTTTATTAAAGGCGTCTTTCTTCAAGCAGAGCAAAAGAATAGGAATGGAAGAATTTACCCTATGGAAACTATGGCTAAAGAAGTAGATCGCTATAGTAAGCAGTATGTAGATACTAATAGGGCTTTTGGCGAATTAGGTCATCCAGATGGACCTACAATTAATCTGGAAAGAGTTTCACATATGATTAAAGAACTTAAACAAGATGGTCCTAACTTTGTTGGGAAAGCGAAAGTAATGGAAACACCTTATGGTAAGATAGTTAAGAACTTAATTGACGAAGGTGCCAAATTAGGAGTAAGTTCCAGAGGTATGGGTTCATTAAAAACTGCGGGCGGAGCACAAGTTGTGCAAAGCGATTTTCATCTTGCAACAGCTGGAGATATTGTTGCAGATCCCTCAGCCCCTATGGCCTTCGTAGAAGGTATCATGGAAGGTAGAGAGTGGGTTTGGGATAATGGTATCTTGAAAGAAGCTGAAGTTCAAGAAATTAAAAACAATATTGTTAAAGAATTTGCTAAGAAAACAAGAGATGAAAGCGTATATGTTTCTTCTTTTGAACGTTTTTTATCAAAACTTTAATTTTATAAATATACATAGTAACAAATATTCATTTAGGAGATTGTAAATGTCTGAACAAGAAACTGTCCAAAATCAGCAGTCTCTTGCCAATAGTGTGAATGAACTAGAAACTTTAGCTCAACAAGCATTGGAATTAGACGGCGAGGCAAGGGAAGAGCTCGTTGAACAGATTAAAACACGATGCGAAGAAGAAGGTCTGTCTTCCCAAGAGACTGATGAGTTATTGGAAGAGATAGGTCTTGTTCAGGAAGCACGTCAGGATTTGGAAGAGAAAGCTGGACATAAAAAAGGTGGTGGCGAGTCTGCTGGTAAAGTAGAAGGCGACCATGGATCTGAAATGCCTGATAAGCACGCTGTAAAAGGATCTGGAACAGCAATGGCTAATCCAGTAAAAGGTAAAGCTAAGAACGCTGATAACCCAGAGGCAATGGCTTCAGTTAAAGAAGACATGCCTAAGACAAAAGCCGGTATGATGGCTGCTGTCTATGAGAAGCTTGGTAAGTTGAAGAAAGATCAAATTTCTTCAAACTACGAAAGTATCTTAGCATCCTTAGATCTTGATCTCAAAGAAGAGAACGAAGAGCAAGATGTTAAACCTCTCGATGTTAAAGATGACATTGAAGCATTAACAGAAGGCGAAGAGCTTTCCGATGAGTTCAAGTCCAAAGCTAGCACAATTTTTGAAGCTGCCGTACAAGCTAAAGTAAATGCTGTAGTAGTAGAGAAAGAGCAAGAGCTTGAAGAACAAATGAAAGCTCAGCTTGCTGAAGAGATTGACGAATATAAAGAAGAAATCGTTAATAAGGTAGATAGCTATCTTAACTACGTTTCAGAAGAATGGGTCAAGGAAAATAAACTTGCCATTGAAAAAGGAATCCGCACAGAGTTAACAGAAGGATTCTTAGTCGGTCTTAAGAACCTCTTTACTGAGCACTACATTACAATCCCAGAAGAAAAAGTTGATGTTGTTGATGATCTTTTCACTAAGGTTGAAGATCTCGAGAAGCAACTCAATGAGCAGATTGCAAAAAATGTAGAGACACAACAAGAGCTCACAGCATTTAAAAAAGAAAAAGTCTTAAATGGTCTTACAAAAGACTTGACTGAAACTCAAAAAGAAAAAGTAGAAGCATTAGCAGAGAATGTTGAAGCAGAAACTGCAGAAGATTTTGAGGAGAAGGTAGAAGTTCTCAAAGAGAATTACTTTCCACCAGAGCAAGCTAAGGTCGAAAAAGACGATGTAGAAACATCTGTTGAAGATGAAGCCAAACCAGAAGTAATCGCTGAAGGAATGGAAAAGTATATGTCTGCAATTTCAAGACATGTTAGATAATTATTTTTTAAGTTTGTTAAACATTTAGGAGATTAACAATGTTTTTATCTGAAAATTTACAGGAAAAGTGGGGCCCTGTTCTCGACCATCCTGATCTCCCTAAAATTCAGGACTCTTATAGAAAAGCAGTTACTGCTGTTCTTTTAGAGAACGAAGAGAGATCAATCATGGAAGAGGGCGGTCAGTCACTTCTTTTTGAGGATTCTCCTGCGAACGCTGTTGGTGCCGGTATGGGTACTACAGCTGGAAATATTAAAGGTTACGACCCAGTTCTTATTTCCTTGGTTCGAAGAAGTATGCCTCTCTTAATCGCATACGATGTCTGTGGCGTTCAGCCAATGACAGGACCTACTGGCTTGATTTTTGCCATGAAGTCTCGTTATTCCAGTCAGACTGGTGATGAAGCCTTATTCAGCGAAGCTAATACAGCTTTTGCCGGAACAGGTACTCACACAACTAACAATAACCCAGCGGCTGCCTCATCCAGTTCACTTGCTTACTTACCAGGTCGTGGTATGACCACAACAGCTGGTGAAGCACTTGGTGATTCGGCTTCCAATGCTTTCGCTGAAATGGCCTTCTCGATTGATAAGGTAACTGTTACAGCGAAGACACGTGCTCTCAAAGGTGAGTACACAATGGAATTGGCTCAAGACTTAAAAGCAATTCATGGTCTTGATGCTGAAACTGAACTTTCTAATATCTTAAGTTCAGAAATTCTGTCGGAAATTAACCGCGAAGTTATCAGAACAATTTATGCTAACGCCAAAACTGGTGCCCAGAACAACGTAGCCACTGCCGGTACATTCGATATGGATGTAGATTCAAACGGTCGTTGGATGGTTGAGAAGTTCAAGGGTCTTATGTTCCAGATCGAGCGCGAAGCTAATGCAATTGGTTTTGACACACGAAGAGGAAAAGGTAACATCCTTATGACTTCTTCGGACGTTGCTTCCGCATTGCAAATGGCTGGTGTACTTGATTATACACCTGCTCTTTCCGGTAACGACTCCATGAACGTTGATCAAACACAATCAACATTCGCTGGTACACTAAATGGTCGTTATAAAGTATATGTTGATCCATATGCAACTATCCAAGACACCAACTGGTTCGTAATTGGATACAAAGGTTCAAGCGCTTATGATGCAGGTCTTTTCTACTGCCCATACGTTCCATTGCAAATGGTTCGTG